TAAAGCCTGAGCATCAAGGGCTATAGGTCTTCTATCTAATTGTGGATGTTTTGGGTCAAATTGGTCAGGACCGACTAACTTGCCATCCCAAGTCATTTTCATTTCTTTAAGTTTGTATCTGAAACCAGTTATATCGCAAATGCCATAAGCATTTTTGTTACTAGCAAATTTACTCATTTTACCAAAATTGTTTACAGTATCTGTAATATCCCTGTATAGCTTTACCTATATTTTGTACGTTTTTATTTATAGCTCTATTTATATCTGGAAGTATAGCTTTTAACAAAGCTTTACCAACTACTAATGCAAATATTATCCATAAAAATGCTTCCATTATTACCTCACTTATTTAGCTGAATTGTAACTTCGTAAATCAGGAGCTATATTATAAGAAGACCTGTCTTGGTCTTGTGATGTAGCTCTTTCAAACTCCTCTTCATAAATTTGCTTTAACAAAACAGTCCTTTCAGGTGCTCTCTTCATAGAGATGTAATATGCCAAGCCAGCTGCTAAACAAGGATAAAACCTAAAAGGCATTTCTAAAGTATCAGCTCCAGCATCTGCATCATCCATTCTTGTTAAAACATTCATGTGCAGTGTATATGTGCTCGACACAT